TCTCTGTGCGAACAAAAGCAGTAGTAGCTACTTGCGTTGTATTTGTAGTTGAGGCAGCAGTAGGTGCTGTAGGTGTCCCTGTAAATGCAGGACTATTTATATCTGCTTTAGACGAGATAGCAGAGGCGATGGCTGATAACTCTGTATCAATCTCTGCACCTTTAACAATCTTACCTGAGTTACCAGTAGGTAAGCCATCTTTAGCTGTAAAATTAGTTGCTTTTGTATAGTTTGCCATATTGTGTCCTTAGACTAAAGTCTTTCCTTGCTTAATTGCTACGTCTATTTTCTGAATTGAGACTAAATTTCCATTAATGTCTGCTTCTAATCCTAACTGCATAACTGTTCCTTGACCGCCAGCATTAATATTAAAACGATCTAAAACAATTCCTGAACTGTATTCTGCAATGTTATATTCTGTTGAACCAGGAATAGTATCTACAGTAGAATTATTATATTCATAAATTGTAATAGGATCTAATCTATATGTAGTAGCTTGATAACTCTCACTATAATCAAAGCCCCATTTAATAGCTACTGATTGATTAGTACCGCCAATTAATACCCAACCAATCTTCTTGAGGATTTTAAGATTTGTAGAAGCATCGAAATCAAAGTAGTTTGTATAATAAGCAAGACGATAACTAGAAGTGTCATCAGCATATCCGTAATATTTACCAATATATCCTGGTTTACCTATATATAAATCTCTTGCTTGAGTAACAAAAAATGCTTTAGGTTCAATACTATCCCAAATAGTAACCCGCATTGCACCATCTTGTAAGGAAGCACGAGTATCAAAGCAGTATACAAACTTAGTTGTAGGAAGTGTTAATAAATAAATAGCATCACGTTCATAGTATATGCTTTTAATCTTTGTTAAGTCTACCTCAGACGCTACAGCATTCATTAATTCATCACGAACATTCTTAGAGATATCACGCATCGGCATAGATTTCTCTTGGATTACTCGCTGTAGACTACGAACTCCTGAGTCAGATAAGAACAATACATCGGTTGCAAGATTTTGTACTGAATCTCTAGCAATACATCCTACGTTATAAATAACCTCAACAAGAGTCAACGCTCCTGTATCTAGTGGATTAGCATATATTGCTGTATTCTTACGACCAAAGAATATAATATATCCATTGTGTGCTGCAGCAGCGACTACAGGATCTCCATTAGGGAGAACTTCTTGTAGGTTAATATACCCAGCAGATCCGTTCTGAAAGTCTGTACCAGCTAATAAATCACTGAAGTAAACAGTCTGAGTGTCTCCTGAGATACCACCACACCATATTCTTCCATATGCAGATAAGACCCAGCTTGGCATAAAGCTAGAAGTACTGTGATTAGAAGGTAACGCAGCAGCATCTCCTACACGTTGAAATCCAAATGTACCGCTATTATGAGCATCAAATGCTCCACCTGATGTAGGTAGCTCATGATACACTAGCATAGGATGAGCAGCTTGTGCAAGATATACATGTGGCTGGAAGTCGCTTACATCTCCATACGACAGAGCAGCACCCTGCCAGTTATTAGCAGTAATTGTATAAGTAGCATTACCACTGTTATCTGCATTACGTACTGTCTTAGTAGTCATCGTAGTTGTTCCTACGAATAACTTATTATTACCAGCACTTAGCACATCTGTACCACCATCAGTAACTGCTTCAAATAGAAACTCTACTGCATTGCTAGATCCTAAGTCAGTATTAACTGAGGAATTTACAGGAATCCATCCACGTCTTGCTCCGACACGACCAAATTTATCAATAACGCAGTTCTGTGCTTTTAATGCAAAACCAGAAGACAGGGTAATACTAGACTCTTGTGAATTAAGTCCATAAAATCCAGGAGCAGCAATCGATTGTGTTAGTAGCGGACTAGCCATTAGTTCCAGACCCACTCTTGTTCTTCTAAATACCGTCCTGATTCGAGTGCTATAGCGTCTGCTAGGCTCTGACGCATAAGTTGATATGTTTCCCCTGCCTGAACTCCTCCGTCCTCACCACGTTCTGCCTGTGCCCTTGCAAGAGCACCTAAGATTACAGGTTCTTCAGGAACTAGAAGTATGTCAGCGTTAACTGCTAAGGGTACTTGTGGTTTAATAATATTAAAACGAAGGTTATAAGCACCATTAGGAATAGGATATAAGTCTACCTGAGTATCTCCGTTGGAGTTAGTACCGTTAAAGTTATAGTACGCAGGAGATCCCTTCTGAGGGGTAGTCATTAAGAACTGCTGATCCATCCATTTAGTAGAGGCTAGTTCTACGAATGCATTCTGAGTATCATTGATAACATCGATAACCCTGAATCTCTGTCCTGAACCTACTAGAACGTAGTTAAATACATCGGCTGTAGTCGTAGCAGATAAGGTATCAGATAAGGCATTCCAGTTGTAGGAGTCTTCTACGACTCTCTTAGAATCATTGACAAACTTAGCAATCAATTTTACATAGGCATTATCAGAGACCGAGGAAGCCTCAGGCTCACGAAGCCTAATTAGTACGTCATTTACTAGTTGAATGTAGTTCATATCTCTATATTATACCATAAAATTGATTAAAAGTCAATACCCTACCACTTAACTTTATCAGCCCAGTACGCAGCAGATAGCTTACCTTTAGCAATATTCGCAGCATGTCGAGCTTTGAAGCTCTTCTGTCTAGCTTTCTGAGCTGGTGTCTTAGGAGAAGAACCTGCTCCGCTTACACCTTGTTGACCAAAACGAATAAGCTTCTCAGTATCCCCAGACTTAGCCAATACAGCATGAGATTTAGTAGGATGTCCTGGAGTACGCTTAGGCTTATTGTACCCAGCAAAGGTTTCTTTACCCTTCTTAATCATTTCTTCTTCGCTGTCTTAGCAGCTTCCTTAAAAGCTTTAGCAGTAGGAGCACCTTTAGCCCCTACCTTACGCATCTTCTCGCCTGATCCTGCAGCGATACGACGACGCTTTGCTGCGATATTGGCATACAAGCCAGGCTTAGTAGCCACGCATAGCTCCCATCTTCTTCATTGGCTTAGCAATTACTTTAGCACCAGTCTTCTTAGCATACTGCTTAGCTTGCTTCTTACCTTTAGTTGTATAAGGGAATTTCTTGTCTTTTACCATTGGCATATTACTTACCTTTCTTTTTGGGTTTAGCTACTTTAGCTGTTTGTAGTGCGATTGCTACTGCTTGCTTCTGTGGTCTTCCTTCTTTGACCATCTTAGAAATGTTCTTACTGATTGTCTTCTGTGACTTACCTTTAGCGAGTGGCATTACTACTCCTTAGTTAAACTGTTGTACGGTACTGCGTTGTTCTATTTCTACAGTGATAATACAAGTTGTTGTAGAACCTGTCTCTGACTGTACTCGAATCTCATCACCTTCGTCTAACATTACATAAGCCTGTCCATCTATTCTTATGAATGTTTTAGCAGTTAAACTATATTGAAACAATACTTCAATTTCAGTATTTGCACTCTTGTCGTACCACCATGCACTAAACCATTTAGAAGATGTGCTGTGATTTGTAGCAAAGAGTAAACTCCATTTAGCAAGGCTTCTGGTAGGAACAGTAAACATAGTAGTCTTAGTGTTAGCTACTAAGTTCTTACCTACGGAATGTGCTATACTCATTTAAGTACCAAGGTTAGGAGTGTTACAATAATGAATCCAGCAGTGCCGAGGAGAATCTGTTCTAGTCTCTTTAGTCTAGCGTGTATCTGTTCGTATCGAACCTTACAGACTTCTTCGTGGCTTAGGAGTTTTAATTCTGCTTCAGTCATATTTTACTCTTTAAGTGTAGATATGTTTAATATTTATTTTCAGAAAATATATTTACAAACACAGTGTTGTCTTCTAGTGCTTCAATTTCGTGCCATTTATTTTCGCTTAGGTTTACTGGTTGAGTATCTTTTGTCATTACAAGTTCTTTACTCTCTAATCTAACTATACACGACCCAGCGTTACACATCATTGCATGGCTATAATTATGTTCATGTTTAGGTAATCCTTCACCTTTATCTGCATGGTATACATTTAGTTGTGCACCATCATAAGTAAATTGATGACGAGGACTAATTGCTTTTATCAAAGCGTTTGAGTTCCTTGGGTTTGTGGCTGGTTGTTAGCGGCTTGTAAAACAATAGCTTCTTCTACGGCTTTGGCTTCGTCCCATTTAGATAAGCAAGCGTCTACCCAGCTTGGAAGTTCTGTAATAGTTTGATTTTGTGGTTTTGTACCATCGTCGTTATCTTTAAACTCAATCCATCCTACTGTGTCTTTCCACTGCAAAGCATGAACATTGCTTGGCGTAGAAGACAGGTCTAAATCACTATAAGAATAACCGTCTTTGTATACAGAACCGTCAACTGGAATAATTGTTAATTTCATTATTTACTCTCTAAAATCATTTGTTGAGCTTGTTGTGGAACACCCGAAGCTGCTAATAAAACTCGTTGTCCTACTTCATTAGACTTAACCATTTCATTACGAAAACTCTCAACTGCTGCACCTGTTTGACGTTGTTGTTGACTATTCTCAATCATTAACACAGGAAGCCATGCCATCGAACAGCCCCATTCATCTATGTCTTGTCCGTTCTGTGGGTTCTTACCTTGTATCTTCATGAACCAAGCACAGTCTAATTGACGGCATGGATTAAAGTTATCAAGTGGACAATTCGCTTTTGTTTCAATCTTCATTAGTTTTTAGTCGCTGTAATCACGTCAAGATACTGAACCGCTAAGTTAATAGCCGAAGAAGTAATACCACCCGATAACGTAGCAGAACCTGAAATGGAGTGGTTATGTGACCCGCCACCACCTGTTGAACCTGAATTTGGAAAAGCAGAATTATTATCAAAACTAGTAACAGCAGCACCTTGAGCAAAACACCCGGGACTTCTAATTGGTACTGTATGAGTATGACTAGGAATTTGTGAAGTTGTCAGCGTTGTAGAGCCAACACTTAAACCCGATGAATCAATCGAAAGGGTGTTGCTAATTGTTGGGGTCTGTGAAGCAAAAGCCGTAGTAAACGCTACCGATCCACCTGTACTTGCTGCACCTGTTACAACACGAAGTGCATGGTTGTTATAGTTAGTAGTGTCTTTTGTCCAACCAGTAGGAGCGGAAGTCTGAGCAAACATCATTCTTGTACCAGCGTCAAAACCACCAGACGCTGCAGGTGCTTGGCTTATCCAAGTTGTTCCATTAGATGTTAGTATGTTTCCGTTCGTACTTGGTGATACGGTCTGAAAAGAGGATGTGCCATTACCTAATAAAACAGCATTAGAAGTAAAAGTAGAAGCTCCTGTACCCCCGTCAGATACTGTTAAATCAGTAATACCAGTAACTGAACCACCTGTAATAGATACAGCACTAGCGGATTGTGTAGCAAGAGTTCCTAAACCAAGGTTAGTTCTTGCGGTAGATGCTGAAGTTAAATCAGAAAGATTGTTTGCTTTACGTGCAAATAAAGTAACATCAACAGAAGCTGCAGAATTAGCAGCGTTAGTAGCAGAAGTAGAAGCAGCACTTGCTGAGGAAGCAGCAGCACTGGCAGAGGACGAAGCAGCACTAGCCGAAGAAGCAGCAGCATCTGCATCAACTTGTGCTTCAGAGACTAACTCACGAATTAGTAATGCTTCACTAGAGGAGTCTGCTACAGCGTCACCTGCTCCACCTGCACCACGATAAATAGCCAAAATTTATCTCCTATATTTGTTTAAATACACTCATCGAATGCACTTAAAGAAAACTCCCCAGCCGAAGCTGGAGAGTCTTAGGAA